GGCACTTGTGCTAGCCATGCATCTCTAACAAACCATCTTTTTCCTGTAGCATCTTCAATCGTTTCTCCGCGTTTTACAGCTAATTGAGTTTGATTGAGAGGATAACCCCAATATGAGCCATCGTTTTGAAAGCTAACAATAATTGATTCATCACCGCAGTTCCCGAATGAATTCCAATCATGACCTGGATACATATTATTGCTACCACGTCCAGAAAACATATAAATATGATGAATTGATGGATCTACTCTATCACTGAAGTTAAAAGGAATACCGCGCTGAGTTTCTGTTTGTACAATTAAATTGAGAGATGATAACTTGTCTAATACATTAAAGCTAATTTTTTTCTCTAAATCAGGCCATTCAATGCTGGAAAAATCAACAAGCCCTTCAAATAATTTTGATTCGCTTTTGTTTGATTTTATACCAAATAGTTCTATAATATATCTTTGTGCAGCCGATAAATTACCGCTAAAAGCATTATAAACAGGATTATTTTGTTCATAATCAAATGTCAAACTTAATTTATCATATACAATTACACCAGCTTCGCCAGGATTACGAGATTCGATTCTACGTTTAATACTATTAATATTATAAATTGGAACTGGAGGGACCCAGGTTTCAGATACTCCATTAATACCATTTTTAAATTTTATTTTTATCATATTTATGTCAATTATCTACTCGTTCTTTTATAATAATTATAAATATCACCAATTTTAATTGCTGTATCTTCTTCTATAATTGCATAAGCAGGCCGCAAAGCTAATTGTTCAATCTTTTCATTCAACATATCAATCCGTTGAATTAATACTGAATTATCAAAGCTGCCATTTGCTGCAGTCAAATGATTTCTAACCTCAAATACAGTTCGATTTATAAGTTCAGCCATCCCACTTGCATAATCCTGTGCTGGGGCAATAATTTCAACTCCATTTTCACCTACAATTGCACCGCCTCTTGCATATCCTTTTAATGTTACATCTTGTTTTGCAATATTTGCTGCCTGTACCGCTCCCATTCCAACAACTGCTGCGGTTAAAAAAGGTGCTAGAACAGGTCCAACCCCAACTGGAGGCGGAGAATATAATGCGGCGACAGCTTTGTATGTTTCAATCCATACTTGCGCAATTGCTAATATTTTATAAGCTGCTGTATGTTTGCCAAACAAATTAGAAAGCTGACCAAGCATTTGTGAAGTAATTTGTAATGTATTTAATGTCTGTTGTCTTTCGAGTTGTTCTTTTCTTGCAGCATATTCTCTATCAAGCACTTCTTTTAATTCAAGATAATTTTCATACGCCTTTATTTTTTCATCTTCTTGTGCATACCAATTTTCAAGTTGTGTTCTCTGAAATTCCTGCTCATATTCTTGTACATCTTTTATATCGCCTAATAAAATATCTTCAGGACTTTCAGTTTCAATTGCAGGTTTTGTTAATGCTTTTTGTAGCATTGCTTCAGTTTCGATTAATTCAAAAGTTAATTTTGTAATATCTTTACCATATTCTTCATATAATTTAATTCGTTCTACTAAATGCTGTTTTTTCATTTCAAGAATCATTGCATCGTTCTGCTCTTCAATTTCAGCCATTTTAATTGCATGTTCTTGCGATAGTTCAAGCTCTTTTAATCGTGCTTCGAATTGTTCTTCAATTTTCCTTTTCTTTTCTTCCTCCTGTTTTTTTATCCTCTCATTTCTTTCTTCTGTAGTTTCAAGTAATTTGTTTAATTCTTTTTGTTTTTCAGCTCGTTTATCTACCAATATTTGAATCTCTTTTTCCGCACCTTCTTCATTTTTAACTTTTTCAATTTTTTTATCAAGAATATCTATTTCATACTTTAAAGCTCCAATTCTTGTTTGTCTCTGTTCATTAATTTCTTTTTCTCTTTCTTGAGCTTCTTTAAGTTTTTGATTTGCAGCTTCTAAATTAATTTCTGCTTCAGTTTTATAACCAAATAATTTCATTACAGCCAATCCCATACCGCCCATTACATTTTCAAATGATGTTACAGATTGCAGTGCAATTATTTCTGCATTCAAATCATTCATCTTTGTTTTTAGCTCATCGATGTCAATATTTTTTAGTTCCTTTCTGAATTTTTCAAGCCCTTCTTCTGCAGCTTTTCTTGCACTTTGACTAATTTTGTCAAATATAAGCGGCATAGTTTGTAATAACAGCATAGCAGCATTTACAGCCAACATAACTCCACCGCCGCCTGCGAGTGCTGCTGCAAATTGAGATGAAATTGTTGTGCCTGCTGATGCTGCAGCCTGCCTTGCCTGCGTAAATGCTTGTATTACCATNGGGATATTATTAGCAATGCTCATCATACCCATGCGGGTATTAACTAAAAACATATTAGCATCACCTAATATCCAAGCAAACTGTCCAATAGCCATACGCATATTGTTTACGCCTGGTATGGCTGCTTTATTGACATTATCAAAGTGATTTAGTTCTTTATTTACTATTTGAGTTTGTTCTGCAAGTTTTTTAAAAGCATTGCCAAATGAGTCGCCAACTTTTGTTATTTCTTTATCTACTTCAATAAATTCTCCTTTTGCTAAATCCAGAGTAGCTATTGCTTCCTTACCATCAATAATTAATTTAAATACAAGTTCATTTGCAGCTGCCATATTTATTCGTTCCTGTATTTCTTCAAATATGAAATATGACTTATTAATTCATTCAATTTTTGGACACGTTTTTTATAGAAATAATTTAAAATTGTTCTGCGTTTTAATTTTCTCAATAATTCTGCTTTTGCAGNNTCGCTATTAGATAAATAATACAAAATTTGTTCTATTTCGCTTAAAATTAATTCATCATTAAATTTTTCAGTTTCATATCCAATTAATTCATCATATTCTGAATATGCTTTATTTTCTCTTTCATTAAGAGTTCTGAATATTTTTGCATAATAGTCCCTAAGAGTGCGTTCGATAAAAAAAAATCTGCAATTATTTTAACTATCAATGACTGAGGAATTTTTTTCAATTCTTTGTCATTACAATAAGAACCATCTTCATTGCGTAGAACAATTTTTATTGTTTTTAATAATTCATTAATGGTAAAATTGCCGTATATATAATTTTCTGAAGCCGATAATTTATTATAAACTTTTTCTATCCATTCTAATTCTTCAATTGTTAAATCATCATACAACAAATATTTTTTCCCATTTATTTGATAAACTTTTGATTCTATTTTCAATTCTGTATGATTATTATTTTCCATTTTCTGTTAAAACTTCACTCTTTTTGTTTAATATTTTACCCTGTAGAACAAGTTCTTTAGTACTTACTTCTGTTAATTCATATTCATAACCAATAAAATCTTTATTAGTCANATCACATTCATAACCATTGTCAGTTTGAATTAAAGTTCCTATTCTTACTGAAGCATAAAATACTTGATTGCCGTTACCATCNTAAATGCGCAATGATTTATTTGTTCTCGANGCNGTGTAAGGGATTTTCAAAATACTTTTTGTTCCTTCGCTTGTCTTTTTTTCCTCTATATAGACATCAATTGAAGTTTTTTTAGCCATAATATAATCTCCTTAAAACTTTTTAATGATTTTTTAATAATCAATTAATAACCAATTTTAAGTGTTCCACCATTAAGTCCGTTATCTGCATCAGCACCGCCGTAAGTAGTTCCAAATTGGAACTGGTGTTCAAATGGTCTTATCTTGCCTTCAAATGTAATTTTTTGTATACGCTTATCTTCGAAATCAGTTTCAATATAATTATTGACTGCACCCGAATTAAAATCGAATGCATCATAATAACTTCCGTTGTTCCCTAATTTGATTAGTACTGGTGCATCAGCATTCTTATTAAGTAATTCAACAATTTTATCTATTGATGCATTTCGCATTNTAATTTCAATTTTATGTGTAATCCAATCAACTATCAGCTGTCCATAAGCATTTTCTGATGTTTCAGCTTTCATTGAATATTTAAAATCTTCAAGTTCACCTGCTTCGAATAATGCTGTCCCCTGTGGTGATTGAATTGCAAGAAAATTAACACGCCGTCTCAATGTTTCATCTTCACCGCCAACTTGACCAGCTCCTAAATTTGTTGCAGTTGTACTATCTGCTGCATCAATAAGTGACTTTACAATATTATAATCTGCAGCACCTTGCAAAACTTCTTTAACGGACCTCTTTTCCATCGAGATTAAATATTCAAATCCAAGTCCCAGCAGGAAAGAGCTTTGTGTAAATTTAAAAACATTTTCGCTATTAGCATTAAACGATTGTTTCTCAGTAATAATCTGCACATCACATTGAAGATTTATGTGATTGAATAATGAATTAAGATATTTCATTGTTGGTTGCAAACTTTCGTATTCTATCTTAACTTGCATAAAATTGCGTCCCTGTCTGCCTTTGACATCCTTGCTGACTTTGAAGGGCATAAATTTCATAGTTGCTTTATCGCGTATACCACAGAGAGCAACTCCGACTGGTGTAGTCGATAAAGTTCCGATATTACATTTAGCAATTTGTTTTAATCCTGGTATTGATATGATTGGAGCTGGCATTTTTATTTCTCCTCGTTTTAATTTTCAATAAAATCAACTGGGACACCAAAATGAATTAAATATCTCCACACATAATCCTGTTCGTCAATTAGTTCATCTCTTATAGGATATATTTTTCTGTCAAATTCAGGCAAATGATTAAATACATTAACCCCGCTTATTTTATTTACAATAAAATCAACATAATCAGCTGGCATCATTACATAATATTCATCACTTTGTTGTCTCGGATTGTCAATAAAACGTATTATTACTGCAACACCTATGACAATAATCCTTTTCATTATCATAGTTCTGCCTTTCGTAACACTCTCGTAAGTAGAACCTTGATAAAGTATTGCAGCTACACCACGCGGATGAACTAACTTATAGTTATCAATTGTTTTCAAACGTTCTATGCCTATCTGATTATGTTGTTCTAATTCCAGNATTGCGTTGTTCAATGTATCTTCAAATACTTTTATTGCTTCTCTTATTGATTCAATTTTTACTTCATCCATTTTGGTTCTTTTAATTTTANTAATGTTAATAAATCACTAATAATACTCCATGTAGAAAGTCCATTTGCCATAGAAGCTGCCGACAAACCATATATAAATATATAATACCACTTCACTGAATTGAATATTCCTAAATTGAAATACCATCCAACAGCACTTAAAAGAAAACTAATTAATACACTTAGCACAATTGTTATGCTGCCATTTGTTTTGATTGTTTTCTTTACATATGCAGTAACAAACAAAGTCCCTGCAGCAAGACCTGTTAAAGATGTAAACCAGTCTTGAACCTGCTCAACCTGCAAATCTGATTGTGCANACAGTAACGAAGCAGTTAAGAAGATGATAGTTATTAATATTAATATGAATGATGCCTTTTTCATTTTTATACTCCTTCATTTTTTTAAAGTTCGATGATAATACCGATACCTGCATACACATCGAATGTTTTATTAATTAAGCCATAACCTACAGATACATTCGGGATTATTTTCAATAATGAAAAAATTGATTTTTTCTTCTCAATTATTTCTTTATTAGTTATTGTAGTTATAATTTCTTTTTCTTTGTTGAAAGATTTATGATTTAATNTTAATGTATGAATCAAATTATCCGGCAAAGGTTCATTGCTATAAACAGTTGATTTAATCCTTATACTATCCATTATAAATCCAGTTGAATCAGTTGCTATGTAGACCGTATCAATTTCACTTAGATAAATAAATTCATCTTGATTTTTTTTTGTATTGACCGCATTTCTTTGTTTTAACTCTTGCTCTATCTGGAATAATTTATTTTTATAAATATTATTTATAGAATCAATTAATATCTTCTTAATCCTGCCAGATTGAATTGCAGAAAAAGAATTTTCTACTTCATAAATTTTTGTTGTAACAGCAGTCGAAGTATCTGTTTCTGCACTGATTATTTTGTGATTATCCGAACATTTTCTTGTTAAATAAAATGTTATTAATGTAGATATTACTATTGCAATCAGTATTTGAATTTTATTATTCATAATCTTTCAAATTGTTTAGGTCCTGGCATCGTCAAGTGTGATTTTCAGCTCATATTCTTTTTTTTCGAACAACTCTTTTTCTGCAAGTCTTCGTTTTGTAAGACCAGGCAGAACCTTCCCGTTTGCTTTATTCCATTTTATAAATTCCTCTGCAGCACTTTTAAAATCTCCTGCATTTAATTTTTTCAGTAGCATGCTTTTGCTGAAATTTCCTATGCCGATATTAAAGCATAAACTTACAATTGCATCAAATTGATTTTGATTAACTTTTACTTTTAATAATTGATTAACTGCTTTTTCATAAATTGCAACATCTTTCTTTAATAATTCCTCAGCTTCTTTTTCTGTTTTAACTTCAGCTAATTTATATGCAAGTGTTTTATTCTCAGCCCCTTTCAAATGTTTACCATTATAAATAATTGCATGACCATAGCCTTCTGTCCANATTCCTGCTGGACANATCTTNGGCTGAAGTCCAATCATAGTTAAATCGCCGTCATGCAGTGTTTCAAATCTTTTAATTAAATTATAACAATTCTTTGATGCTATCATTCTTCTTCCTGTTCTTTGTCTAATAAACTTACTCTTAAATCAATTTCTTTTTTTAGCTGTTCAAAAATTTCTATTATTATTTTGGGCGGCAATTCAGATTCAAACAATTTGTCTATTGATAATAAAGCTTTCTTAAACAATAAATCTTTATCTTTACTTACTATTTTATTATTTAATATCTTTTCCATAATTCGTTGTTAAAAATTCTATCATCATTTGTTTTATTAATTTTTATTTCACCTGCTAAACCTTTATTTGAAGGTGAAATTTGTTCTGTATTTAGAATTATATCACCTCTTTGAATCATTTGTAATAATCTTGTAGTATTATCATATATTGCTTGTTCGCCGCTTTCTGCTATTGTTTCTCTCAATCTTCTTTTCTTAACATTATAGATTACTCTATCATCACTAATTGACTGAATCATTTGAGGAACGATAACAAGTGGTAATTTATATCTGCTTCTCAAAAAATTATCAATCTCTTCTGCAACTTCGTCTGCAATTTGATTAAAACGAATTACTACCGGGTCGTTTTCATCATCAAGATTAATTTCATGTTCCATTCTATTTTCATCATTTAAAAATTGTAAGAAAAATGATTTATCAACTTTTTTACTGATATTATTTATAGTTGAATATGCCATTTTTATTTTATAGTAATAGTAATTAAAAACAGGAAGGAACCCATCGCTTAAACCTTCCTCAATAAACAATATGTGCGATAGTTTTTATGCATCGCGCTTATCCAGCTCATACCTAAGCTACTTTTGCATATATATTTGCTGCTGGTTCATTAAATGCAGGCANGGGATGAGATTCAACAAGCAGCCACAGACCCGATGGATCTTTTTCTACCCAATCTTTTGAGAAGTANGGTGCTACTACAGTTCCTGCATCAAGGTCGTCAACCCCNGCGAATAATAGACGATGGTCTGCATTAGGATTAACCATAGCCACATATCCATCAGGAATTAATTGCTGCTGCTGTCCAGAATAATCTGTATAAACACCCCCATACACATAGATCTCTAAGTTTTCAATAACTGCTTTTCTTTCAGCACCAGCAGAAATTATCTGAGGATCTGTTTGAATCTGTCCAATATTTATTCTCAACTTATCTAAATATTTAACAACCTCGTCTGCTGCAATAAATAATTCCCATGTTGCAGGCGACATAATTGCGACCGTTGGGATTTTACCAGATGCTTTCTGAGCAATTAATTTCCAATCACGCAAATTCTTTAATGGTTTACATGTTGTTGGTGCAGTCCAAAGGTTTCCACCAGTCAATTCAGGTTTATTGCCAGCGGGCATGAAAAAGTCTATAGAAAATATTCCATCATCCTGCGCAATAGAGTAAGAACCACTTAATCCTTTTGCACACAAGAATTCAATAGTTCTGTCAATTATATCACGAAGGTCTTTTTGTTCTCGTGCAATTCTTTGTGTTCTTGCCTGTTGAACAGGATCTGCGCCTGCATTACCGCCCGGTATAAACATTGGGGCACCTGCTCCGCGTGTATAGTAGAGGTCNTCAGGCTTCAATAATTTTTTTAAGCGTATTTCAGGTGGTTCTACCTGATTTGTTTTTTGCCCTAAATTACCCACTACTTTTGCAGGATTACCTCTTTTAACGAATGGGGCTATTTTTTGTCCGCCTATAATAACATCAACAAGAACTGTTTTTGTTGCATGTGTTTCAACACGCTTAAAGAGCAAATCCCGTATGAAGCTTGGAACTGGAGGCATTTGGTTTACTGCTTCTGTTAAGGCTTGAAAGCCAAATGGATTAATTGTTATAGCCATTTTATCCTCTCTTAATGATTAAACTTAATTTTAATATTCAAAGAAAAAATTTGTCCCAAAAATCTCTTTGGGATAACAAATAATATTACACAATCTTGCCTATGAAAATTGGGGTTCCTTCAAAATCAGTTTTTGCTGCATCATCAAGACCAGTTAAAGCAGCCTCATTAAAATGACCGCTCGCATATGCAAGTGCTATAACATCTGCATTTGTTGCATCTACATCTTCAGCAAGTATTAATTTTGCTTTTTCGGTGCCGTCAGATGCTTGGTTGTTATAACTTTTGTATTTGCCTGATGCTGTTATCTTACCGAGCACAGTCCCTTTTAAAAGTACACCTGAACCAATTGCTATTATTACAGGGACCAATACTCTTGGGAAATCACCAGCAAAGAGCTGTACTGTGTTTCCATTTTGTGTTGTTACTAAATCCATTTNTTTACCTCTTTGTTAATTATTAATTATTTAACAGCAGCAACTTTTACTGCATCAATAATTTGTTTAGCTACTAATTGATAATCTGCAAGTTTATTATCTGCAGATTTATTTGTTGCCATTTCGCTCAATTCAATTTTATCTGGCAGATGTTTCAACAATTCTTTTAGATATTCATATGCATTAAATTGAATTTTCGTATTGTTATCTGGATTTGAGAATTCAAGATTACCTTTTTCTTTTACTGCCAGTAGAAGATTTACAATTTTCTCTTTTTCGCTTGGTAAAATTTTTAATTTCATTTCTGCACTTTCACAAAATGAAAGNACTTCGTTTCTATTCTTTTCAGCTTCTGCAGCCGAAAGATTAATCTTTGCATTCTGCAATTCGTTCTTTGTTTGTGCTAATTCAGCTTCTAACTGCTTTATTAATGCGCTTAACTCAGGGTCAAGTTTGCTCAAATCGATTTTCATTTGCTCTCCTTTTTTATTAGTAGAAAACTGATTATTTATTTCTGTTTCAGGGTCCGATTTAACAAATATTTCAGGAGTAGCTCCAACTCCTTCCAGATCATATTCATTAAATAATTTATCAGCTTCTTCTTTCCCAAATTTTTCTATCCAGGCATTCTTAAGATTCCTGAATAAATTTTTTATAGTCATGAATGGCCATCGAGAAATTTCATATTGTGCAAATTCCCATTTGCTTTTATCAACCTCTATCCCATATTTTTTTGCAGCAGTTAATATGCGCTTTGTAATTATCTTTATTTCTTCTTCTGTGTAACCGTCTCTATTTTTATCCATCCCCCAGTAACTCAATGCTGCTTTAATGTGTTCTGCATCAATTGGATATTTATAATTTACCGGATCTGCAAATTCGTCATCATCTATATTTTCATATTCTGCAGGCTTTGTTAAATTTCCATTGTCTTTAATTCCAATGTTATATTTTATTGAACGAGCAATTTGAGCCTTTTTCTTTTCTTCGTTTGAATCTGCAAATTCATATTTATCAGTTGATATTTCAGCAAAGTGAGATTCAGTTCCCTGCAGTTCAAAAGAAAGTTTAATTGTATTATTATCAGAAGAAAAAGTATAAGCACCCAATCCATCAACAGCCGGTTTAATTTCTTTAGGCAGAAATCCGATATGGTTTAACGCAAAAGTATTTTCATCAATTGAAACGCTTCTGCCTGGCAATTCACCGGAATTAACAGCATTTTTAAATTTTTCATCAACTTGTTTTGGAAGTGCAAATAAATATTTGCCTACACGTTTTAATGCTGCAATTGTTCCAAATCCAATTTTATCATAGAATGGATGTTCAATAACAAACTGAGGTTCTTTACTTAAATCAGTATTTTGTATTATTCTGTCTAATGCAGCTTCGTCGAATGTAACTTGTTTACCGTTTCTTGCTCTGAATGTTCCTGTTTTTAAGATTGGCATCCAATTAAATTTCATTGCTGAAACCCGATTATATTAATTTTGCTATACTAAATTAATTAGAGGGCATCGGGCTGCATATTGAATATTTCAATAAATTTTATATTGAATTGTTCATTGAAGCTTATAATATACTTTTTTGCTTTCATGATTTAACTTTCCATTAAACATATTCAATAATAAGAGGTAATAATGCTCTCTTTTAATTTGCTTTTATTATTAGCACAAAATAATACTCCCCAGCTGACTCAGTCATCAAATTTAATTGAGACTGCAATAGCGAATGGAAGCATTGGAGCAATTTTATTTGTGATATGGTTTCTTACTTTCAAGTTTACTCAAAAGCAGTTTGAGTTCGCATTAAAACAAAATCAAGAACAATTTGATAAGGCATTAAAACAAATTGAAGCTCAGCATAAAGAGAATTTAGAAGAATCAAGACGAACAAATGATAAATTGTTTGAAGTGATGCGTCGCGATGCTGAATATAAAGAGATATTGGCGGGGGNGCTTACAGAAATGAAAAAAATATTAATTGAAATTCAAGATGTAAACAGGAGAAATAAAAATGTTTGAACGTGAACAAGCAATAGGACGCTATCAAGTATTAAAGAAACAAATTTATGAGCTGAGTATAAAAGCTCAATCACTTGTTAAAAATATTCATGATGAAATAGAATATTTTCTCACCGATAAAGATTTCACACAAATGAATTTTAAAAAAGTAGAAGTTCTATCAAAAGAATTGCAGCAAATGCAGGAAGAATATAAAGACAAAGCACAAAAGCTGGAGCAGATTAAATCAACTTATAATTTGTAACGGAGTTATTATGAGCGATCCAGCAATCAGAGAAAAAGCAAAACAGCTCTTTGTTGAAAATGGTTTAAGCATAGAAACAATTGCAAAAGTTCTTGATGGTGAAGTAAGCAAAAAAACATTGTATAATTGGCGTAAGCAAGACGACTGGGATGGGCTACGTAAAGGCAAGGTTGAAAGAACAGCTAAATTAAGAGAGAGGCTTGAGAAATTATTAGAAGCAGCAATCACAGATGCGGAAATAAATTTAAATCCACATTCAATCTTTGCAGTTGGCAAACTCGTTGCAGCTCTTCGCTCATCAGCTTATGTAGAATTTTCTGACGAAATAAAAGAGAGAGATGAAAATCTTAAAAAAGGTTTTACAAAGGAAAGTCTCGAAAAAATTGAGAGAGAATTAGATGTATTGTAGAAATAACAGAAAAGCTTATAAATCGTTTATAAGACATTTTTTTTCCGAATCCATATTTCTTATCGTCTTCGGAATTTTCCGAGCTATTAAACACCTTTTAAAAAGAATTAAACGCAATTTTAATTGTAAGTTATGCCTAATTAAAGGTGAATAATGCCAAAGATTACATTTTTGCCTTATCAAAAGAAATGGATTACAGAACAATCTCAATTTGTAATTTGTGAAAAAAGCAGGCGTGTTGGTATTACTTATGCAGAAGCATACAGAGTTACACGAGACCTTGCGACAAAAAATATAAGAAATAACAAAGTTTGGTTTTCATCCGCAGATTTATCTGCAGCAGAGGAGTTTATAGATTATGTTGCATTCTTTGCAAAGTATTTAAACACAGCAGCTAAATATATTGGAGAGGTTGTTATTGATAAAGATGATGATATTACTGCACATCGAATTACATTTGCAAATGGATGCGAGTGCAATGCAATATCGTCTAATCCAACGAGGTTCAGGTCTAAAGGCGGAGATGTAATTCTTGATGAGTTTGCACATCACAGGGATCAAGAAAAAATGTTTACTGCTTCAAAGCCATCTGCAATGTGGGGCAACCGCGTTAGGATAATATCAACACACAATGGTGATGATTCTTTTTTTAATCACCTGATTACAGAAGTAAAAAAAGGCAACGAAGGCTCAATGAAAAATTGGGCTCACTTTAAAATTACAATTGATGATGCTATTAAAGATGGGCTTGTAGACAAAATCGTAGGACATAAAGCAACAAAGGAAGAAATTAAAAATTTTCTTGAAGATTCNTTTTCAGGTATGACACAGGAAGCCATTGATGAAGAGTTCTATTGCATCCCTCGTTCAAGTTCTAGTTCACATTTACTTCCTTATGAATTAATCAATCCAATTGAGCGGGATAATATTCTCGATGTAACTCTTAATAATATTACTGGTGATTTGTATGTAGGAATGGATATAGGAAGAAAGAATAATCCGACTGTGATATGGGTATTGGAAAAATTAGGTGAGTTATATTATACAAGAAAAATTGTCCCATTAAAAAATGTTCCTTATAGTGAACAAAGAAAATTTTTATATGAAATATTATTACATAAAAATTTTAGACGCGCTTGTATCGATGCTACCGGAATCGGGAACCAATTAGCAGAAGAAGCTCAGGATAAATTTGGCAGNCTAAGAGTAGAAGCAATAATCTTTACTCCTAAAGTTAAGGAAGAACTTGCAACCAATACTTATATAAATGTTGAAAGCAAAAAAGTTTTAATCCCAAGAGATAAAATTATAAGAGAAGATTTGTATTCTGTACGAGCAGTNACAACAACAGCTAACAATGTTAGATATGAAGCAGAACAGACAAAAGATGGCGGCCATGCTGATTACTTCTTTGCACTTGCTTTAGCTTTGCATGCTGCTAAATCATATTCTGGACCACTAATTATAACAACAGGTGCAAGAAGAAGAATCAATACTTTATTAATTAATTATTGATAAAAACGAAGCGAATAATATGAGAATTTATTTTGGCAAAATAGGATTATTTCTAAAGGCTAATAATAATCTCGAAAAAGCTGTCCAGAATCTAACTAAATCTTACGACAGGAAAATTATTAATGAATCTGAAATTGATAAAGTAAAACAAAATATTTTGAATGAAATAGAGATCTTAAATCAAAAATATTACAGATGCAAAAAAATATATGCTTATTGGTGGGTTAATAAAATAAGCAATGATTGGGTATTAACATTTGCCAAGAAATTTTGCACCTTTAATTTTTTATTACAGTTTGACATAATAAAATAAGAGGTCTGTAATGGCAAAAGGTTTGTATATTAATCCTACAACTTTTGTTCCGCTAAATCAAATAAGCGAAGGTTTAACAAAAGAGATTGCAACGCGCAATTTCAGCTTGGGTTACTATCCAGGATTTTTTCAATTATCTTCCAGATCCCGACCCGATATTGCGTAAACTTGGAATGGACCAATCTGTTTATAAAGACTTAAAGAGCGATGAACAAGTAGGAGCTCTTATTGCCAGAAGAAAAAATTTAACAAAAAGCCTGGACTGGCAGATTGAACAAAACAATGCAACAAATAAAGAATTTGAACTTTGCAAACGTGCTTTAGCAATATTAACAGATAAAAAAAATAAAATTAAGGATATAATTTCTCAATCATTAAATCCTATCTTCTACGGCTATTCAGTATTTGAAGTTGTATGGCAGGAAATAGATGGAGCTTTGCTTCCAGTCAAAGTTCAGGAAAAGCCTCGTGAATGGTTTGTTTTTGATTCTGATAACAATTTAAGATTACGAACTTTCAATGATTGGAATGGAATTATTGTAGTTGGTGACAAAGCAGACCCCAAATATGCTTATAAATTTATTTTACTGCAGAACGAGCCAGAATATGATAATCCATATGGAGATAAAGCATTATCAAGATGTTTCTGGCCTGTTACATTTAAACGCGGCGGTATGAAATTCTTTTCTATGTTCGTAGAAAAATATGGAATGCCTTTTATATTTGGCAAACTGCCTCGTGGGGCAAGTCCAGATGACCACTATGATTTAATGAATAAGCTTTCGAATATGATACAGGATGCTGTTGCTACTGGACCAGATGATTCATCAATTGAAATAATTGAACCAAAATCTTCTGCTGCTGGTGATTTGCATGAAAAATATTTGAACAGATGCGATAATGCAATTGCAAAAGCATTGCTTACGAACGCTCTCTCTGTTGAACGACAGTATACAGGTTCTTATGCTTCCACTGAGACAGGAGCAGCAACAATAGAAGGGAATCTATCTAAAGAAGACAGAGATTTTCCAACTGAACTATTTAATCAATTGTTCAAATGGATTGTTGATATTAATGTAGGTAGTGGATTATATCCTACTTTCAAACCTTTTGAGTTAGCAGACATTAATAAAGAAAAATCCGAGAGGGATAAGAACTTAAAAGAAATAGGTATTCAGTTTACAAAAAAATATTTTATTAATAATTATAACCTCGAAGAGGATGATTTTGAAATTAACAATATTCAGATTACACAGCAGCCTTCATTTGAAAAGATAAAAACATCATCGGAATTGTCATTATTTAAAAAATTATATAATAAAATATTCGGCAAAAGAATTGAGTTATCTGAAGAGGAAATTAAAGAAACACTAGGCGAGCAAATTAATACAGTGCTTCCAGATAAACTGCTTCAGTTCAGCATAGAAGAAACATTAAAACCAATTATCGAGCTTGCTAAAAATTCTAACAGCCGCGATGAATTTATTGACAATTTAATGAAACAATTTCCAAAAATGAGAAGTGATGAGATTGAAAATCTTGCAACAAAAATATTATTGATAGCAGAACTACAAGGGAGATTTTCATTGAGGTAAGTTATGAAACAAGAGACTAAAGAACGAAATAAAAAATTAAGAGAACGAAATAAAGAGTTAATGAAACTCGGGATTAAAGGTTATAAAAGGTTGCAGCAATTGATGGATGAATTTTATTTAAGTCATTCACAGGTAGTTCATATTCTATACTCAAAGCGTTATAAAAAATTTGAAAAGAAATGACAACAGAACAATTAAGATATTTACTAACGCTCCCGCCAGAAAAAATTATACAATGGTATCGAGAAAAAGGATATAGATTCAGCTGGGATTGGAAAGATACCTTAAAAGAAGCTCATGCAAGGGCTTTTACTGTTGCAAAGGCTATGAAACTTGATATTCTGCTGGAAATTAAAGATGAAGTGGATAAAATATTTTCAGAAGGGATAACATACGAACAATTTAAAAAAGATTTAGAGCCAATTTTAAAAAAATTAGGATGGTGGGGAAAAGTAAAAGCTGCTGATGTGCCTGGTTATAAACCCGATTCAGGAATTGACCCAAATAAAATTGTTGAATTAGGTTCACCGCGAAGATTGAGAACTATATATCAGACAAATGCGAATGTTGCTTATTCATCTGGACGCTATAAAATGATGCTATCAAATTCAAAGAACAGACCATATTGGCAGTATAAACAATTGGACAGAAAAACTAAAAGAATATCCCATTCATATTATGCAGATAAAATTTTCCGTTATGACGANCCTATCTGGGATGTTATTTATCCGCCTTCAGATTGGAACTGCGGATGCTATGTTATCCCTTTATCACAAGCAGAAGTAGATGCTAAAGGTCTTAAAATCTCAAATGGCAGTGATTTCGAAATAAAAAATATTCCGCCTGAGTGGGCATATAATCCAGGCAAAGCTTATCTCGACTGGGATAACAGTTATGAAAATTTTGTAATTACAGAAAATCAGAAAACATATAAAGATTTTAACAGGCCATCAGTAAGAGATATATCTTTAGACTTAAGAGCTGAAGCTCCGAATAAATTTCCATCAATAAATAAAGTTGGGCTGCAAACAATTATAGATTTAATAAAAAAAGAATTTGACTTGAAGTTCAAAGACTGGAATTTAATTGACACATTTGACAATGATAAAGCATTATTTACATTAAATAGATTGGAGCACCTGCTAAAAAAAGCAGATGGTCGAGAAAGATATATACCTTATATCAAAGCAACACTCCAGAACCCTTATGAAATATATTTAACTGAATATGAAGATAAGGATAAAAATAAAAAAGAACTTCGAAAGACATACATAGGATTATTTAAGGATAAAGATACTAAAGAAGATATTTTTATTGTTCTGAGAATGAACGGTGACAGTACAATATTTTGGAATGCATTTGAGAGAGAAAGGTCAAAAATTGATAAACTTCGCAAAGGGGAATTATTGTATGGAAAAGAATAAAAATGCACCCGGCTTTTTCAAGTCCCGTGCCTTGCCGGGCACCGCTTACAGTTAACGCCACGGGGCAACTGTAAGGTCGGTATATAAATTTATAAATATTTTCTCATTTTATCAAAATTTAATAAATGATTAATAGGCAATTAAATGGCAGATAACTTAGAAAAAATTGAATCTATAATTAACAATCTTAAAGATAAATTTATGCCAGATAAAAATTTAATGGATGCTATTGCAGAAGAGATGTATGCATCTGTAATGAATTTATTTCAGACTCAAGGAGCTGCAGTTGGAGGATGGCANCCGCTTAAATCAACTACGATTAAACAAAAAAGAAGGAAAGGTTTAATTGAATCTATACTTCAAGCACGAGGAGATTTGCTTCATTCAATCCAATCAAGTTCAACTAATAACGAAGCGATTGTAAGCACAAATAAAATTTATGCTGCAATTCATCATTATGGCGGTGTTATTAATATTGCTGCAAGAACAAGAACATTATTTCACAGAACAAATGCAAAAGGTAATTTATTGAAACAAAAAGATTATCCTAATCTGATTGTCTTTGCTGGCAAAAATCATAAGAATAAAGTTCCATATACATTTGGACAGAAAAGTTACAGCATAACAATTCCAGCGCGGCCATTTATGGTTTTGACTGATTATTATAAAAATAGAATTATAGATATTATTAATGACCACATTAATCAATGATAAAATTAAATCACCCATATCGATGCCGTCATTGCGGTAAATCTTATGTAATAATAAAAGGTCATGGATTTAACAGCTATCTTCCTGTAGAATTAATTAATAATGATGAAATGAATGACCTTGAATTTGATAAGAACAAACATAAAAGTCATTTGCTGAATTGCCCTAAACTGCAGGCACAATGGGAATCTGTTAAACAAATGATAGCTGAACAGGAAAGAAAAAAAGANAAAATTTTTATGGAGGGTTGGCTAAGATAAATTATTATGGTACCAAATCATATATATTTACTCCTACTACATTATGGCATATTGCAAGTGCAATTACTTTATATCTATCTGATTCTATAATGCCGCAATATTCTTCTAAGTATTCTTTTTT